GGCCGGTCCTGATGACCCTCTGCAACCATGGCTAGGAGCTACTGACCCTCGGGCAGTGCCCCTGGCCACCAAAGTCTGCTCTGCTGTCTTCGTGGACCCTTCATCCCTCCGGGTGCTCGGCAGCGAAACCTCACGCCCGGAGTGGGTGAGCCGGTCTACCAAAATTGCCATCATCGCTACCTCAGAGGACCTCGTGAAGTACAACGAGGTCATCGAAAGCGATGATGGCTCGCGGTGGCGCGTGACCGGTGTCAGCATGCTGAAGCCGGGGCCTGACAACCTGCTCGCTTACGTGGGTGTGGTGCGATGAGCCGCGATAGAGTCAGTACCGGCGAGTGCGGCGATCCGGCGCAAATGTTCGTGCTGCCGTTCATCGCGGATGCGTGCCGGCGCTCCGACGAGATTCGCAGAGCCAAAGACCAATTGGACTTGCTGCCCCGACTGACCGAGCCGCCGAGTTACGTTGCAGCTCGCGCAACTGCCGAAGGGCTGCGCAAGGACTGTCTGCTTTCGGTCGCGGACGAGAACGCTTTCAAAGATGCGGTGGCGGCCGCCATCGTGGAGTATGAGGCACTGCCATGAACATCATGCAGGCGCATGCCGCCATCTCCAGGATCTACAACGACACTTGGGGGCCCACGGGGCACTTGGTGCTGTACGAAGATGTGCCGCTCACGCCAGCTCAGCAGGCCGTCATCAGTGGGTCTGTCACGCCCACGAAGAGCTGGGCACGGCTCAGCATCAAGGACAATCTGCGCAGCCAGGCGACGATCGGCAACTCGCCCGACTGTCGACGCTTCGAGGCGCAGGGGGTCATTCTCATCGAGGTGTACACCCCGTCCGGTATGGGTGGGCTCGCGGGCTACGCTGGCACCATGTGCACGCTGCTGCAGAGCGCTTTCGAGACGCCCAACATCGCGGACCCGTGGTTTCGCAACGCACGCATCAATCCCGTCGGTCTGGACCGATTCTGGTACCACGCCAACGTGGTTGTCGAGTTCTCGTACGCGGAGGCGCGCTAGCTTTCTCGGCAGATGCGAACGACGTTGCTGCGGCGGTAGAGCAGCTCTGATTCGACCGTGGCCCTCAGCATCTGGCTGTTGTTCCGCAACGCCCATGTGTAGGCCTTGCTCAACTCTGCCTGGGTCATCCAGAAGGATTCCCGGATCAGCTCATCGATTGCTTCAGGGCGGCCGCCATGCGGGCTTTGCTCGCCGGTTTCCAGGATGCTGAGCGCTAGGCAGATTCCCATCCCAGGGACGGTGCCCGAAAAACCAGCACGGCGCAAGCTGCTTGCTTTGGCACGCTATTTGCAGTAGGCTTTAGTGGATTCCTGCCCGAGGTACATGGTCCCTCTGGTAACTCATCGTAACCATTGAGGTACATAGACCATGGCGGCGCCGCTCCATATCGATAGTAATCGGTCCGAGGCCCGAATCTCCGAGGAAACTTCCCTGAAGGTCGCCAACGGCGCGGCTGTCTGGGCGCTGTTGGAGGTCAACAACTACCTGGATACCGCAGGCAAGTTCACCAAGGTCCAGCGAAATCCGATCGGGGGAGACCGCCAGCGCAAGAAGGGCATCACCGTAGACCTGGACGCCGCGTTTGGCTTCAACACGGATCTGACGCAGTACAACACCCAGGACTTGATGCAAGGCCTGTTTTTCGCTGATTTTCGACGGAAAATCGAGTTTACCGGCACGGTCACCAGCGTCATCACTTCGGACGACAGTTTCAACGTCGCGTCTGGATTTACGTTCACGACGGGCGACCTGGTGTTCGCGCGCGGCTTCAGCAACACGCTGGGCAACAACGGCCTGCACCGAGCTACTGCGGCCACCGCTACCAAGCTGACGAGTGACCACAACCTGGCGGACGAAACGCCCCCAGTGGGTGCCAAGCTCATCAAGGTGGGCGTGCAAGGTGGTGTCGGACTGATCGACGTGGATGCTTCGCAGCCATTCCCGGCGTTGGTCAGCAACGGCACCGCACCCAACTGGACGACTCAGGGGCTGACTCCTGGTGAGTCTGTTTGGATCGGTGGTGACACCGCGCCGACTCGTTTCGCCAACGCAACCAACAATTGCATGGCGCGCATCCGCTCCATCACTGCGACTCGACTCGAGCTCGACAAGTGCTCGAAGGGCGCGATGGTGACCGAGGCGGACACGACGCAGACTATTCAGGTGTTTTACGGCCGGTTCCTGAAAAACGAGTCGACACAGGCGCTCATCAAGCGTCGCACCTATCAAATCGAGCGGCAATTGGGCGCCTCCGATGAAGCGTTGCCCGCACAGATTCAGAGCGAATACTTCACGGGTGCGGTGTTCAATGAGCTGAACCTGAAGTACGAACAAGCCTCGAAAATCAACATGGACTGCAAGTTCATGGCACTCGACCAGGAATTGCGCACCGGCGTAGTGGGTCTCAAGGCAGGCACTCGACCTGCCATCGAGAACGCTGACATGCAGACGACTTCTTCAGGTCTGAAGCGTGTACGCATCTCCAAGATCATCTCGGGTGACGAGGCTCCGGCGGCCCTGTATGCCTTCGTCGATACGATGTCGATCAACATCAGCAACATGAGCGAGCCCCAGAAGGCGCTCACGGTGCTCGGGGGATACGACTACAGCCACGGCGACTTCACTGTCGGTGGTGCCTTCACCGGCACGTTTTTCACCATCGATGGTGTCGCGGCGATTCGCAACAACGACAACGTGACGATCGACCTCATGGAATTCACCAACAACGCAGGTTGGGTTCAAGACATGCCGCTCGTCGCGCTCGGTGATGGCTCCATCCAGGTCGAGAAGGACAAGGCCATCAAGAATCCGGTGACCTTCGAGGCTGCATCCGGCGAGGAGATCGACGTCAATCTCGACTACACGCTGAGCTGGACATTCTTCGATTACCTGCCGACCGTTGCGGCTTCCATCAACGGCTAAAGCTGTCCGCCGGCTGCAGGGTTTTTGGGTCTGGGTTCCCCTGCAGCCGGCAGGGCTCTTTGCGGAGCCCGCAAACCCAACCAACCAGACCCATTCGGAGAACCCCCATGTCACTGTACGGATCGTTCGCAACGGACCCGGAGCTCGAAAAGCGCGGCGTCATAGTCATCTACCCAGACCCCGAGCGCAAGGAGCCCGAAGCCTACCGCATTCGGCTTGCTCGCCTCACAGGACGCAGCGCCAAGTACAAGCAGGTGCAGGAACGCTTGATGCGCCCCTATCGGCACATGAAGGGTGCCGATGTGCCCGACGATGTGCGCTCGAAGATCGGGCTGCAGATCTTCGTTGAGGCAGCGGTGCTCAGCTGGGAGACCAAAGCCTATGATGGGTGCCTGATCCATGAGGCTGATGCGCCCTTGCTTCAGCCCGACAAGGACGGATGGATCAAGGGCGTGGAAGTGCGCGAGCCTGACGGTACGGACCGCATTGTACCGCCCACCGTAGAGAACCTGATGCGCGCGCTCGAGGCTTCTCCGGACTTCCTGGAGTACCTGAACGACGATGCCACCAAGCCGGATCTGTATCGGGTCGAACGGGTAGAGGCGGACTCAAAAAACTCGTAGCGGTCTTGCTGTACCAACTGGAGTACAGCAAGACCGAGGCGGCCATCATCGCGCAGGCCCGGCAGTGGGGCGAGCCCATTCCGGATGTGATCCTGAATAAGCCCGAGCTCGAGCAGGGCCTGGACCTGTACCTAGAGGCGTTCTGGACCCTGAGCTCGTGCCGATCCATCGGCATGGGCTTGGGGCCTATCCCTTGGGATGCGGTCGAAAAGTATGGTACGATTCTTGCACTGGACGCTGACCAGAGCGACGATCTGGAGTACCACATCGGTCGCCTGGACAGCGCCTTTCTGAGTTGGTCGGCGGAACATCAGAAGCAAGGCGCAGCCACGTGAGCGAGAAAATCGTCATCGCGGTGAATGAGTCCGGCGCGCATGCGGCGACGACGGCCATCGAGCGCCTTGCGACTGCAGCACAGAAACTCAGCCCCGCGCTTGCCAAGTCATTGCGTGGGCGCGCGCTGAGGCTCGGGGTCAACCTCGAGCGGATGGTGAAGGACGCAAGTATCGCAGTTCTGGATACCGTCGTGCATCGTACGCCGCACGACACGGGGCTGGCTCGTGCGAACTGGAACACGTCCGTTCGCACGAGCCGACCTGACGTGTCAGTCACTACGGAAACGGATTACGACGGCGATGAGACCGTGGCCAAGGGGCGAGCCATCATCGAGTCGGCAAAGCTGAATCCGGGGCAAGTGATTTTCATCAGCAATGCGGTCGCGCATATCGTGCCGCTGAATGAGGGCTGGTCACAGCAGGCCCCCGCTGGCTTCGTCGAGCAAGCAGTGCAGGCTGGAGTCGAAACGGTGAAGCGTCGGAAGGGAACGATGTTCGATGGCTGAGGAATCACTCACTATCAGGATCTCGGAGACCGGCGCCGAGATCACAGGCACTAAAATTCGGCAGGTGACCAAGTCCTACGAAGACTTGCAAAAAGCTGCCATGAAAAACTTTGCCGCCGGTAACACCATGCGCAGCGTGGGGAGCGGCAGCTTATTTGATCCTGCACGAATTCGAGACATCGGTTCGAGCGCCGATAAAACGAAGGGCAGTGTCACAGGACTGGCGCGCAGCTTCACCTTTTTAGGCGCAGCTGTGGCAGGCATCGCCGTTAGAAAAACTGTCTCTGAAGTCATCGAGCTGACCGACACGCTGACGAACCTGCAAAATAAAATCAAGGTCGTCACTACGGGCACAGAGCAACTGGCGTACATCCAGCACGAGCTTTTCGACATCGCACGTGAGACTCGCAGCGGTATCGATTCGATCGCCACGGTGTATACGCGCACGGCGCGTAGCGTGAAAGACCTGGGCAAGAGCCAGGCGGAAACTCTGCAGTTCACTGAGACGTTGAGTAAGGCGGTGGCGGTCGGTGGCTCCACAGCAGTGGAGGCGTCGAACGCCATGATTCAGCTCAGCAAGGGTCTGTCTTCAGGGACCCTGCGCGGAGATGAATTGCGTTCTGTGCTCGAACAGCTACCCATCGTGGCTCAGCTCATCTCCAAGCATCTCGGAGTGAGCATCGGGCAACTGCGCGCGCTCGGCGCCGCCGGCAAGCTGACCAGCGAAGAAGTGTTTGATGCCATCATCGCCGGCACCGATGAGATGGCCGCGTCTTTCGCCAAGATGACGCCTACCGTGGCGCAGTCCTGGGAAACCATCAAGACGGCGGCTATCAAGGCATCGGAAGCGCTGCAACCTTCCATGGCGCGCTTGGCCAATACGCTTCTGGACTTGGCTGACAATTTCGGCACGGTCATTAAAGTTGGCATGTCGGTAGCGAATGTGCTGGGCGTAGTGCTGGCAACGAAGGCTATCGGCACGCTGATTACTGCGATCAAGGCGCTTACGGTCGTAACGGCTTCCAATCCGTGGGGCGCTCTAGCTGTGGGCATTGCCGCAGCTGTCGCGGCGATTGCGCCATTTGCCGACAAGATCGGAGACACCAAGGACAACATCATCACACTCAAGGATGTTTGGACGGCGTTCTCTGACAAGGTGGTGTCCGAAGTGCACAAGATGCAGGATGCTTTCGGAGGCTTGTTTGACTTCAAGGACTTCGAGGTATCGATTGAAAGCATCTTGCGCAAACTAGCTAAGGCAGCTGATTTCGTATATCTGCTAGCACATCCTGAATTATCTCTGCGTTTTGCCGCTGGCGACAAGAATGTTGGCAAAGAAATACACGCAAACGAAATCGGCATGAATGCTTTCCTTCGCAACGCCAAGGGTGCTGCCGCCGACCGAATCGCGCAGAATTTTCAGGACAAGTTTGAGGACACGAATGCTCGCTTCAACGCCTTCATGGCGGACCGCATGCCTGGAGCCCACCCCAAGGGCCCCGCAGTTCCGGCGAAGACCAAGAAAGAATCCGGCAAGACCTTTCAGGAATTGCTCGACGAACAGCAGAAAGAACACTTTCTGCTGCAGATGACCAACCATGAACGTGAGATCCAGAAGGAGCTCATGGGCGAGCTGGCCAAGCTGAAGGACTCCGAATTTCGGAATGCCTCGCAGAAGCAGGTCGATGAGCTGTCGTTCTTGGTGCGGCGCAACAAGGACTTGGCGCAAGCGCAGGACTACATCGAGCAAATCACCAAGGAGCTCGAAAAACAGCGTCAGGCGCGGCTACAGATCAGTGTCGATCTTGGTGAGCGCGAGTCCAAGGGAATTTCGGATGCTTTTGCAGCGCGCGAAGCACAGCGCAAGAAGCGACGGGAAGAGTTCGGCGATCCGAATGCCGCCACGAAGCGGGAGATCGGAGAACTGAAGGACTTCAGGGACGACCCAAGAACCGTGCTCAGCGAAGCGGTGCGGGCGCAGGAAGCCATCAACCGGCTGACCCTGTCCATGGAGCCTCTCGCAGTGGCTTTCCAGGGTGTTGCAGACACCATGATTCAGGGCTTCGGCGATGCCATTGCGCGCGCCATCGTGCTCAATGAGAACCTAGGTAGCCTGCTGAAGAACCTGGCGCAGGTGGTGGCAATGCAGGCCATCAGCGGGCTGGTGAGCTTGGGCACCAGCTCACTGATTGGGGCAATGAGTTCTTCCGGGGCTGCCAGCACTGTAGGGAATGCTGCTCGTTTCGACCCTGTTGCTGGCATCAATCGCACCCCCGGCTTTGCCTCTGGCGGCTATACTGGTGAGACGGGTGGCGTAGTCCACCCTCGGGAGTACGTGCTCAATGCGCAGGCTACACAAGCCATGGGCATCAGCAACTTGAACGCCATCAATACGGGTCGGGCCGGCGCAGGCGCCAGCGCAACCCGCATTATCATCAACCAAAATGCCCCCGGCGTCGTGGTGCAGGCACAAGAAGTCTCCCGCGGCGAAATCCAGGTGATGATCGAAAAGGGGGTAGCACAGAGCGCACCGCGTGCGGTAGCATCGGCGATGAACGAGCCGAATAGCCCTGTAACCAAATCGATCCGGAGAAACTTCGACGTGGATCGGAGAACGGTATGACTGCCACCCTGATTTACCCGCCCGAGCGCGATGGCTACAGTTTCGCGCCAGGATACGGAAACATCGTAACCAAGCTAGATGGCGGTGCCTCACGAGTGCGCAAAGATGTCAACAATGCGGCGCACACCATCCAGGCGCGATGGACATTGCGCAGCTCTGAGTACACCGATTTCATGGGCTTCTTTCGCACTGATTTGCAGGATGGCACTCTGCCATTCCTTTGCGACTTGCTCACGGACATCGGAGCCATGGTCCTGCACAAGGCACGCTGCAAAGACGGCAAGATGCCGGAACTGGTGGCCAACAAGGGTGATGGCTATTTCGTGGCAGGCGAATTGGAGGTGGAGCAGAACCCAACTTTCACAGGAGATGTCACCTACCTCTATGATTCTGGCGCCGGCTTGGCTGAGCGGGTGTCGGCATTCCAAGCGTTGGGGCAATGGGGCTTGGGAGACCAACTGCGCGTCATCGGAGCCATCCTGAACCCAACGAATCCGTCTTTCAACTATGATGGCACCTACACCATTACGACAGACATCAACAGCACGACTAAAGTTATCTCTGGTGCGCGCTTTACGAACAGTGCCTGGATCGTGACGGATGGCGTTCCGCACATCATCCGCAGCACCATCACTCGGATTCCGACATGAGTGCCATCAGTGAGTTTTTTCTAGGCTCGGCGCCTTACGTTTTTCAGCTTCAGTGCCTGGAGATTTCGCACCCGAATTTCTCGCAGACCTACAGGATTCAGAGAAACGAAGCTGCGGGGGCAGTCAGCGTGACGCATGAGGGCCCCGCAGGGCCTTTTGACTATGACTACTACCCATTGCGCATCAAGCCGGTGGGGTCCACCACTGACCTGGATCAGAAGCTCGACATTACACTAGGTGACCTAGGGCAAATCATCCCGCAAGAGCTCGATTTGGTGGCAGCGGCGAACGGCATGAGCACGAAGCCTACGCTCATCTACCGAGAATACAGCTCAGACGACCTGACGGTCCCTATGTACGGACCACTCACGTTCGATATCGATGCGCTGACCTCTACTCAGGAAGGCAGTTCGTTGCGCGCTAGTGCCGCGGCATTCAATCAGGGTCGCATCGGCACCTACTACACCACGAACATTTTCCCGATGCTGGCGAATACGGCATGATCGACAAGTACCTGGCTTGGGAGTTCAACGCCAATTCACAGAATTGCTGGACACTCGCTCGCGCGTTCTGGAAAGAGCTGACCGGCGTGGACATTGCGCATGAGACACGCATTGCCAGTGTGCCGCTCAGCGAGCTGGATGCAGAGGTGCGCATGGTCAGCCAGTTACTGGAAAACGTGGACGAGCTGCAAGACCCGTGTCTGGTGCTGATGCAGCGCGACAGGCTGACACCGCACGTTGGTGTGTACTACCGGGGGCGCGTGCTGCACTTGAATCGGCAGGGATGCGCGTATCAGGCGCTGGACCATGTGACGGCGTGCTTCCCTCATGTCTCTTACTACGTGAACAAGGCTGGCCATGGCGTGTGACGTTATCCTCGGGCTGAACACGATGGACCCGTCCACATGGACGACTTTCCATGGTGTGGACCTTGCGGCTTGGCTGCTGGCGCAGTTTGGTGAGCGCTTTCCGAAGACGGGGCGCATTTACCATAACAGCGTGGACCAGGAGCATGATGTCACGCCGACCAATGGTCCACAGGTGGCGAATGTTCTTCGCCTAGAGGGCACTCTGTATGTGCTCATCTACCCCGAAGGCGCAGACATCGCAGTGGCCACGGCGCTGTTCTTCATCAGTGCTGTGGTCATCCCGCTGCTGTTCCCCGAAGACAAGAAGGACCCGAGTCGAGCGATTCGCCAAGGAAGCCCCAACAACGCGCTGGGCTCGCGGCAAAATCGCAGCCGTCTCCTGTCGATGATTCCGCAGAACTTCGGCTCTCCTCGCATCACCCCCGATCTGGTGGCTCGGCCGCGTACCTACTACGTGAATCATCGCGAGGTAGAGCTATGTGTGATGTGCGCCGGTGCAGGCAAGTATCAAGTCAATCCGTTCAATGTGTTCGAGGGCGACAACCGAGCACAGAACGTAGAAGGGCTGTCAGTAGAGATCTATCCGCCAGGCGCGCTGCCAGGCATTGGGTCTCCTGACGTTACCATTGGTGACCCAATCGGCGAGATTGCGCAAAACGTCTATCAGCTAGAGGCGGTGAACGGGCAGCTTCTCACAGCGCTGAATCAGCGTACCGTGCATGGTACGATTTTGGTCAACCCGACCAATGAGGAGCGCAACGTTCTAGGGTTGCCTATTGACACCTATGCGTTGATGGCTTTTCGGGCGAATGCTGGCGGCACGATCGGCTTCATATCTGTGCCATTGCCTGGAGGCCCTACTCCGCCATTGGA